CCTTGACTCATTGACACATTCACCACGTTGCGCATCGAATCACCGTCTGGGCTGAGCTGCAGCGTGGTTCCCATGTCTGTGCCGCCGTCCCCGTAGGTCACTTGAGAGGTCACGCTTTTTGTTTGCGTAAATTGCTGCAGCTGGTTGAACATTGTGATTGTTCCATCTTTAGAAACAAACAATGGTCCGCCCTCTGAGGTTGCAACTTTTCGAAGCTCTGGTGCGATGAACGGGGCGTCATCTGTTATGTCTAAAACACTGTTGACTGGTGAAGCAGCTGGTGACGTCAAAGCATTAGGAAACAATGAAAGCGCCATGATGCGCTGAAAGCGGGCGCTGGTAGTTTCCGCTAGTGCCACCGTGCTGTATTTGTAAATCTCTTGAAAAATAGATTGAGCAATGCCAGTGCTCCACACGATGACCTGTTGAACGGATCCTGTCCCAATGTTGACGGCTTCAGGCAACGCTACGACAATGCCTGCGCTGTTAGTTGTTGTAGTGGCAACTGCAATTCCGTCAATGTATAAATTGACAATGCGGGCTGAGCTGTTCCAATCAAATGAAAAAAGGCGGGCCATACCAGCGTCCCACGTGGAAATGTTTGTGCTGACAATTTTGGTGTTGGCGAACGATGGCTCAGTGATTTCCACAAAAAATTTGCCAGTGGTGGCTGAGTAACCAAAATAAAAAAAATGGTTATAGATACTGCCAGTCACAAATTGTGAACTGCCACTAGTTGAGCCGTCAGGAATAGCCCAGCACGAGACAGAGAAACTGCCCGGGCTGCTATTTGTGCCGCCTTGTGCAGACAGTGCAGCTTCAGAACCTGTGCCCGTGATTGAGTTATTGACAAGACCAACCGCCAGCTGATTACCGCTCGAGGCAGCCGTGGTGGTGGTCATGTTCAAAGGTTCACTGCCGTAATCCTTTATCGTCTGAGCACCTGTGAATGGGCTGATGGGCTCATCACATGGGTAGTAGTGGCGGGGGCTGGTGCTGAGAATGTAAGAGCGTGACCAGTCAGCTGGGAGTTGCTCAGATCCCAAAAGCTGGAGAGCGTCAAAGCACGAAAGCGTCACGGAAGAATTTGTCCCTGCGTCTGTCCATTCAGGGTTCCAGCCGTCAATGAACCCACGGAACACGTCATGGGTTGTCGTGACTCCACCCTCGATTGTTTGCGCTCTGATGCGAATCTGGCGCCGTGGTAGAAGCTTGCCGTAATACGGGCCCGTGGTGAAATACGGGTCAAAGCGGCGGTCACGGTTGTTGAGCGTCACCGTGGCTGAGCCATCAAAGTCTCCCCAATCGTCTGAGCGCCCCCGGTCAATGGTCATGTTCCAAACCCATTGGGTGACGGGTGTCCACGTGGGGTTCAGCTCATAGGGGCCGTGGTCAAATCCAATTTCAACAATTGGCGTGGGATAGGGCATTAGGCCGCTACTCCTGTGCGGCGCTGGTAGCGCTGCATCACTCTTTCAATCTCACGCCCAATGGCTACGGGGTCACCCACGCCTGTTTGGATCACAAAAGTATTGCCACCCATTGAGCCCATCTTGTCGAGAGGGATCACAGCCTCTGGACCCGCCTCGCCAATTAGCGCCAATTGAGGGCCCGTGACTATGCCGCCATTTGCTAGGGCAGGAATGTGGGGAATGTCAGGCGGGTTCACCGTCAAGCTCTTACCAAATCCCAAAGGCACATTGAATTCCAAAACATCATTGAAACCGTCAATGAGAGAGTTGAAACCACCAATGGCTCCGTTGGCAATTGCCTTGCCTAATTTTTTCCCAAGATCAATAAAGCCGTCCAAAAGTTTTTTGCTGATACGCCCAAGAGCTGCAACAACTTCACCAATGCCAATAATCAGGCCCTTGATAATTTCGGGTCCGACTTCCTTAGCAAAACCAGCAAGCGCCACCAGCCACTCTGCAGCAATCTTCACGAGCTTTGGAAGAGCAACGGTGATGGCCCATTCAGCAATCTTGCCAATAAGCACTCCAAGCTCTTTAAGCATGGGAGCAATCTGAGGCTTAACCCAATTAACAAAAGCCTCGCCTAGCTCTTTTAATTTGTCCACGTACATGGGCAGACCAACATCCAAAAGCCAATTGGCGCCTGCTGCAATTAGCCTGCCTAGCTCTTTGATAAACGGCTTGACACGGGGCCCAACCCAATCCACCAGCGCCTGACCCATCTTCTGCAGGCTTGCTGCAAAGTCTTTGAGGCCGTCACCGGTCACCCATGCTTTTGCGTTGTCAAAATAGGTTTTGATTGTCTTTTGGAAACCGTTTTTGTCCACGGAATCTTGGAAGCTTTGGAATGCTGGAATAAGCGTGTTGACGGCGAAACCTGACACAGCGCTCATGGCTGGAAGTAGCGCTGATCCCAATCCCTCTTTGAGCTCATCCACGGCAACTTTGAACCGTTGGAATCTGCCAGCGGTGGTGTCTGCAGCTGTGGCTGCTGCCCCGCCAAATGTGTTTTCCAATGATTTGAAAACCTCATCCGCTGAAGCGCCAGCCTTGATGAGCTTTGCGGTTTCGGGGCTTAACTTTCGAAGCGCTCCAAACTGCCCGCCATACGCCATAGCAATTGCCTTGCTGGTGGCTGCCAATGGCTTCTGAGTTGCTGTGCTGATGTCTTGTGCCAGTGTCAAAAGCTTTTGTGCTTTGGTGACATCTTTGGTGGCTCGAGTTATCTGGGCGAGGGCTGGCCTCAAATCTGTGTCAGCGGTCCCCGTAGCCAAAGACACTGTGGTGATCCACTTTTCCACGGAAGCAATTTGTGCGTCAGTTGCCCCGGTTGTTTTTTGAAGTTGACGTGCAAGCTCTGCAGCTGCCTTTTCGTCTTCCATTGCGGCTTTGGCAAAATCCCAAGCGGCATAAGCAGCGGTTGCCAAACCAGCGGCGGCGGCAACGCCTGCCACTTTCATGGCCTTGCCCATCTTGTCTGAAGAATTCTTCAGTGATCCAAAAGCCTTTTCAGCTTGCTTGACGCCTTTGTCTGAGAACTGGGAAACAATGGGAATTCTGATACTCATTTAGGGAGGCTCCTCTGGGCTTTGTCTGCTTGCTTCATTATCCCATCAACTAGGTCTTTGACCTTGCGCATTACCTCATCTTGATGAGCGTCCCATGATTTCCAAATCACACGCCCGGGGAAGCCATATTTGGCGTCAAGGTTTCCACCCAAGTTTCCTTTGGTGGCCATTTCAAACAACGTGGATTGTGGGCCTTTCCAGCGAATAAAAAACGCTGAAAGATTTTGAGTCATGCCATTAAAAAGCTTGGGTTTCTTGCCTGAAGTACCAGCTGCAATTCCACGGTCAGATTTCTTTGGATCCCACGGGAACATTTCCAGCCCGCTTTTGGTGGTCCACTTGCGCACGAAACCAGAAAGCGGTGGCTCTTGCGGATTGCGTTGCCGTGCGTCTTTGACAACGGGAGCCACAATCTCTTTGAAGTCTTTGGTTATTTGACGGCGCAAAGCGGGGCTCACTTTGTTGATGTCACGCAAAGCCTCTTTGATTCCCTCAACTTCTAACGTGAAATTTGCGCTCATCTTCTGCGGCTTTCATTGATGATTCGAACAACTGTTGCAAGATCGTTCAAATCAAATTCGATGGCTGGGGGCCACCATCCGCAATTCACTAGCACTTGGGCTAAGAGGTGACGGTGGGTTCCCCCTGCGTAGGGTTTACGGTTTCCTCTTCCATGACCTCAATTTCCTGAATGGTCTTGAGGTAATCGTCAAACGCAATTGGTGTTTCAATGCCTGCAGCTTTGGCGGATTCAAACGCTAAGAATGCCAGATCCTCCATGCCAATGCCCTCAGCGAGCTTGGAAGCTTTGGTTCGGTATTTGCGTTCCCAAAGCACGATGGTGTGCAAGTTTGTTGTCACGGTGTACGGGCCTGAGCCCGTGTCCACTTTCAATGTGAGTTTCATTTGGTCCCTTTCGTTGTTGGCTTTTTTAGGCCACTACCTCTGAATAAACACCGCCACGGAACACAATGTCCACCTGCGAAATCTCCCCAAGGCTCGTCTGGAGCACTGGGAGCGATTCGAGATACGCCCCTGTGAGCACCATCTCTGGATTGGTTGCTGATGCAGCAGCTGAGGTTGGCTTCACCTTGACGGTGGTGCGGGTTCCCACAAGAGCCTTGAGGCTTGCGTACACCTCTGATGCGCCGTAGGTCATGTAAAGCGAGACGGTCAATTCGTCATCTGCGAGCGTTGCGCCGTAGGTGCGTGATGTCTCGCCAAAGGCGGTGACATCGGCTGCAGTGATGTTTCGAGTCATTGTCGCTGCTGTGGCAAAGCCAGTGAGCAAAACGCTATTGACGGTCACGATGGGATTTGAGAGATATGTGGAAGTTGCCATGATGTTTAGTCCTCGCTCTTTGCGGTCTTGATTTCTTTGTCGGCCTTAATGAATCCGCCCTCGAGCAGAGCTTCAACATTGATGCCCTCTTCAGGATGGAATTCAGCGCCCGGTGTTCCCACCAGCTCGCTCACAATTGTGTACTTCATGCTGCTTGCGCTTTCACTCGGATTGTCAGATCGTATGCGGCGAGCTCTTGCCCGCCGATTGACAGACTAATAGGTGACCCGCTAGTCACGGCGACATTCTTTTGTAAAAGTTTGGCGCAAATGCTGAGCACGTTTCGCAAGGCGTCAAGGTTTGCTGGGCCGATTGTGATCACACGAATTGGGAATGTCATGTCCGCAATGTTTGCGTTGAACGCTTCAAAGCTTGGGGCGTCAATGAACACGCAAGGCGGGTTGATATTGCGGGGGTCTGTGACTACTCGCAAGCCCGTGATGGTTGCCAATGATGCAGAAATGTCATCAATGGTTTCATTGAAGAGATCCGTGTACGCCATCAGGCAACCTGTGGGCGGTTAATACCCAAGAGCTGCATGATCATGGGAGTGATTCCGCTTGCGGGTGGGATGCCCATTCCGTCAAATGAGGCAAGCGTGTTGAATGCTCCACGCTGTCTGAAATAAGCAGCTCCAACCATGATTGTCCCTAAAGAAACATCACCGGACGGGACCACGGAAAGCGAATCTGTGTACCCGCTTTCGGATCTGCGGCGATAGGCGAAAGCGTTTGCCGCTGCCGCACACTGCACTAGGAATGCTGCATCTCCAGCGCCCGTGAGCTCTAATCCCAGATAATCCTCGATTTGTCCATCACTCACCCACGTGCAAGTAGGCGTGAAAGTCAAAGTGCCTGTTGAGTTTGTGGTGGAGCGCTCGAGGTCATCGCCTACGTCATAAAAAAGTACCTGATTAGGAATAGGTACCTCAGGGTCGAAATGTAGGTTTCCCTCTGTGTCTGTACCTGTGTAGAGATACTGCGGGCAGGCATACGCAACGTGTGTTCCGTTTAGGCCGTGCCCTAGTGACGCCAGCGTAAATGTTTGTCCCGGATTGATATCCGTATCCGTCAACGTCTGGACAACTGCGTAGTCATCCAAACGCTGATGGAAAGTAACGGTATAGACCGCCATAGCGGGCCCCTAACTAGGCGATAGCAATGGACTTGACTTGATCGCCGTCAGCGATGAATGTCGAGACATAACCATAGTAAGAGAATGTGCGGCCCAATGTGCTAGGCACTTCAACCGACATAATGCCACGGATCTGCTCATAGAACTCAATAGCAGAACCACGAGCTACGACCATGGTGTTATCGGAGAATCCTCTGTCCACAACCAAATTCAAGCCCAGTGGGTTAAATGTGTTCATTTGTGTGACATTGGCAGAGCCCATTCCGTTCACACCCATGAGACCAGCTGCGCCGGTGTATGGAAATACTGGACGCTTATCGACATCCAACTGGCTGCCCAATTTCTTCCATACGTCTGGGCTCACGAAAATGTGGTCAGGCAAGAAGTTGGTTGCTGCGAGGATGTCTGTTGCTGCGTCATACAGTGCAGAAATCAATGAAGTTGGATCGTTTGCTGTGACTGTCCAAGTGGATCCTGATGCGGTGTCGCCAGCAAGGATTCCTGCACAAGCAACTGCGTCTGACTGCAACATGTACTGTCCAGCGAGGTCTTGCAAAATAATTTGCATTGCGGCTGGCGAAGTGAAGTCAATGTCCTGCACTGAAAGGGTGACCTGTCCAGCGAGGGTGGTCTTTGTGACCACATTGCTCGCAATCACTGGCGTGGTTGCGGATACGCCACCAAGCTCAGATCCTTGTGATCCCACTGATGGGTGGGTGGTCCAAGTCGGGCGAATGAAGGTCTTGGACGTTCCGCCGTCTGGCATCGCCCTTGCGCCCA